TTGGTGAATGACGCCTATTGCCCGGATACATCGAAAAAGATTCGGAGCCAGCTTGAAATCAAACGCCAGCGTGGTGATTTCATTGGCTCCTTTGCTGCGTTTGGCTACCGGAAAGACCCGTCGGACCATCACCGCCTGCTGGTGGACGACTATGCCGCAGAAGTGGTACGGGATATATTTCATTGGAAACTGGAGGGGATCAGCGCCGGGGACATTGCCGACCGCCTGAATGAAACGGGTATCCCAACGCCTATGGATTACAAACGGTCCCTGGGGATGCAGTACACGACGGGGTTTCGGGTAAAGGAGGAGTCCACCTGGAGCGCCGGAATGGTGCTGCGGATATTGAAAAACCCGGTGTACACTGGCGTATTGGAGCAGGGACGTGTGACAACACCCAGCCATAAAGTAAAGAGGCTGGTCAAAAAGCCGCGTGAGGAATGGGCTGTTGTGGAAAATTGTCACGAGCCGGTTATCGACCGATACGACTTTGAGAGTGTTCAAAAGGTGCTTGCAATGGATACCCGCACCAGCGTCAGCGGCAGGGCGGTAGAGTTGTTTTCCGGTATGGTGTACTGCGGTGAGTGCGGCGGTGCCATGATACGCAAAACGGTACATTCCGCTAAGAAAACCTATGTGTACTATGTCTGTGCCGCGCATAAGGTTGAAAAGACCTGCTTCAAGCACAGCCTGCGGGACGTAACCTTGAATGAGATTGTGCTGAAATTATTGAAGCAGCACATTCAGGATGTGATTGACCTCTCTGACTTAATGAAACTGACGGACGTTGCGCTGCTTCAACAGGCCAGTATACAGAAATTGAAGGTTCGCTTGGAAAAAAAGCAGGAGGAAATTGACCGCTATCAAACGCTGCTGTTTTCTCTGTACGAAAATCTGACGGACGGAATCATTGACCGTGAGGAATATCAAAAGCTAAAAAAGACGTATAGCCGTCAGCGGGCCGAAGCGGAAGAACAGGCCGAGATCATCCGGGAGCAGATAGAGCGGGAAACGGTTCAGTTTGCGGGCAACTGTGACTGGATGGAGCGGTTTCGCAAATATCAGAACATTGATGAGCTTGACCGGACAATCGTGGTGTCACTGATTGAGCGCATCGTGATTTTTCGCGGAAACCGCGTTGAGATCACGTTCCGTTGGCACGATGAATTTCATTCGCAGATGGATTTGCTCAGGCAGGCAGGGGCCGCGCTCTCCGAAAGGGGGGCAGTCTGATATGGCACGAACCAAACGCAAGGTCAATCTGTTCCAGCCGGTGTCAGTCCCGGAAGCCCCGGAGCAACGCAAATATCGGACAGGCGGCTATATCCGGCTGTCTGTTGAGGACAGCGGGAGGCCCGGTGCGGATACGATAGAAGCCCAGCAGGAACTCATCCGCGCCTATATTGACAGCCAGCCAGACATGGAGTTTTGCGATCTGTACTGCGACAACGGACGGACGGGAACAAATTTCGAGCGGCCCGGATTTGAGCGGCTGATGGAGGATGTGCGAACAGGTAAAATCAACTGCATTGTTGTTAAGGATTTGTCGCGGTTTGGCCGCAATTACAAGGAAACCGGCAACTACCTGGAGCGCATTTTTCCGGTGCTGAATGTTCGCTTTGTGGCTGTTAATGACAACTTCGATACCCTGACGGCGGAGCGCTCTGCGGAGGGGTACATTATTCCGCTGAAAAACATTATCAATGATGTTTACAGCAAGGATATCTCTCGAAAATCTAGTTCTGCATTAGCAATCAAGCAGCAAAACGGGGAGTTCATTGGAACCTGGGCGGCATATGGCTACCAAAAATGCGATGGAGATCGCCACCACATTGAACCGGACGAGGAAACTGCGCCGGTTGTACTGGACATTTTCCTGTGGCGCATTTCCGGCATGAGCTATCAGCAGATTGCCAGGAAGCTGAACGAGCTGGGAGTTCCTTCTCCATCCCGTTACCACTATCTCAAAGGAGATACAGCATCACAGCGGTATGCCAATACTAAGTGGGCAGTTTCGATTGTCAAGAAAATACTTACCAATGAGGTCTATCTGGGCCACATGGTGCAGGGCCGCAAGCAGTCCGGGTTTACGAAAGGGCAGAAGCAGCAGTTGGTGCCGAAATCCGAGTGGGTAATCGTTCGCAACACACATGAGCCGTTGATTGATGAAGAAACGTTCGATACCGTTCAAAAAATGGCGGAGGATGTGGAGCGCACTTATCGAGAGCGGCTGGGGCGGCACGACGCTCTGGGAACAATACCCAATATTTTTCAAGGCTTGCTTTACTGTGCTGATTGTAAACGCCCGTTGACACGTTATAAATCGGTCACAAGCAACGGGCGAAAGCTGTCTTATGTGTTTATTTGCCCCACTCATTCGGCAGACCTTGCTTCCTGCCCTAAGAAGTACATACATGAAACGGAGTTAAAGGAGGTTCTGTGGGATACACTGCGGGATGAAATCGCATTGGCGGAGAACTTATCAAAACAGGTGCAGCAATATAGCCGTTCTGCAAAGGCGGCTGGCCGTGATCAGATGCTGGACCGTGAGATTACGGCTGCGAAACAAGCCTTTGCCCGTGCGGAAAGGCTTTATGACAGCCTGTATCAGAATTACGTTGATAAGCTCATGAGCGAGCAGGAGTACATAGAAATGAAGCGGCAGTACCGGGCAGATATAGAGCGGGCGCAGGCACGGCTGGATGAATTAGACCGCCAGCGGCAGGAAGAACATCAGAAAACAGAGAAAAATCCCTGGCTGACCGCTTGCAGCCAGTTTCAGCAGGAAACTGAACTGACCGCTGAAATGGCTCATGCGCTCATTGAGCGAGTAGAGATTGATGCTGAAAACCATGTTTCCATCCATTTGCGTTATCAGGATCAATACCGCTCCTTAGTCCAGCTTCTGGAGAAGGAGGCGGCACAGGCGTGAACAGATACACAATTGCCATGTACCTCCGCCTGTCCTCTGAAGATACGGATTTGAAGCAGGCTGGGAAATCAGAATCCAACAGCATTGCAAACCAGAGGAATCTCCTGAAAGCCTACGTTAGCCGCGTCCCGGAGTTCTCTGATGCCAATATCATTGAATTTTGCGATGACGGATGGAGCGGTAAAAACTTCGACCGGCCCGCTGTACAGGAAATGCTTGCAATGGTAAAGGAAAATAAAATTCAGTGCATTATTGTCAAAGATATCTCCCGGTTTGGCCGCGACTACTTGATTGTCGGCAACTATATCTCCCGTGTGTTCCCGTTTCTGGGAGTGCGCTTTATCGCCGTTAATGACGGATTTGACAGTAACCGGCAAGAGGACATAGACAGTCTGGAAACTGCCTTTAAGTCCCTGATCTACGACCTGTATAGCAGAGACTTGTCCCGAAAGGTGCGGACTGCGAAGCAGTTTCGGGCCAAGCGCGGAGATTTCCTTTCTCCCTATGCGCCTTACGGCTACAAGAAGGACCCGAACAATAAGAACCATCTTGTGATCGACCCGCCTGCTGCGGAAATCGTGCGGCGTATCTTCCGCATGATGGCCGGTGGGTATACGACAGAGCAGATTGCCCGAAAGCTGAATGACGAAGCGGTGCTTACCCCGATGCTCTATAAACGGGAGACGGACTGTTCCCGTACCCGCTGGCAGAGCATCAGCGATGTAAATTTCTGGTCAGCGCGTCAGATTGCAAGGATGCTTCGGGATGAACGCTACACTGGCAAAAATATCTATGGGAAATGGATGCGAGATCAGGTAGGGAACTGGCACACAGTGAAAGTCAGCCGGTCAGATTGGATCACGGTGGAAGGGACCCATGATGGGATTGTGACACGGGAAGAATTTGACCGCGCACAAGCCGCTATGCGGACCTTTACAGAGCGCGGCTCGATTGCGCAGAAGGAACGAGCGCTACGGCGTAAAGTACGCTGCGGCATATGCGGACACGTTATGGCCCGTGCGAATGAAAGAAGCCACCCCTATTACCATTGCCGTACCCCCTACGTAACTTCTGCCTATCCTTGCCCACAGGAGCGGATACCGGAGGAAGATATTCTGGAGATTGTCCTGGACGGCTTGCATATGCAGGCAACAGCCGCGGTAGAATTGAAACGAATTTGGGAGGAGCAACACCAGCAGGAGAAAACAGACCTTGCCATTGTGCGGAAAAAGCTGGCTGCTTTGAGAGAGGTCAATGATAAACAGGAGCGGAAGAGTAAAGAGCTGTACGAAGCGCTTGCTTTTGGACAGATGAGCAGGGCAGAATATTTAGCAGCGAAAACGATTCTTAGTAAGCAGCTGGATGATACCGCCAGCCAAATTGCTCAGTTAGAGGCAGAGTTGGATAATACCAACAAGGACGGCAGTCTCCAAAATGATTTTGTATCTACCTTTCAAAAGTACACCGATGTACAGGAAATTACAAGTGAGATCGCTGCGGATGTTTTGCAGGAGGTCCTTGTGTATCCCTACGGATGTATAGAGATTGTCTGGAACTATCAAGAGGACTTGGATAAGCTCCTGATGGAACGCAATGACGGAGAAACGCGCAAGTAGCCGATGCGGGCATTTCGATGCTGTTCATCAAATGTTTACATTTTATTTTTGTTCCGTGCTTGACACTGGCTGACGATGGTTGGAGCGGGACGAACTTCGACCGTCCGAGCTTCCAGCGCATGATCGCCGACATTGAGGCCAAGAAGGTCAACATGGTCATCACCAAGGACCTCTCCCGCCTGGGCCGCGACTACATTCTCACCGGCCACTATATGGAGCGGTACTTCCCGGAACACCGGGTCCGCTACATTTCCCTGCTGGACGGCATCGACACCGGGGTGGATTCCACCGCCAACGACATCACACCCGTCCGCGCTATCATGAACGATATGTACGCCAAGGACATCTCCAAGAAGATCTCCAGCGTCAAGCACGACAAGCAGCGCAAGGGCCTGTTTATCGGCGGCAAGCCGGTCTACGGTTACAAGATGC